TAGATCAACTGCCGCGATGTTGGTACAAGTGACGCACATTGTCCAGTTGCCCTGGTGACCGGCGGCCTTGGCTGACAACCAACCGGCGCGCCTAACTTGTTGATTTTTTAGACCAAAATCTGAACCTACCCGCAGGCCAAACGGTGAAACGAGACGGTTCGGGCAGAGCGAGTGTCCGGGTGTTTCGGGAGGTCGGCACCCGCAGCACAGGCAGCCGGAACCCCGCGTGGCGCGGGGATTTCGGGAAAAGAAAAGGGCCCGAGAATTATCCGGGCCCTTGTGTGTGGTGGTGGGGTGGAACCCTGCGCCAAACCTATGTAACTCAGCGCCTTAGAACCGCTGCGAACTCCTGCGGAAAGGTGCGTAATCCAGCCCCAACTGCCAGCAATCCTACCAGTTCTGCCCGGCCGGGTCACCAGCCAAGTGCATCAGACAGGACGCCAGTTCGATTCCCATTTGCGGAATTGAACCCGCGTCCGCATCGACTCACCCGACCTTCGATCAGGCGGTGACGAACCGCTCCCGAAATGCTCGCCGGCCCTGGTCGTAAGGCATAGGGTTGGTGGCGTGGGGGATCGGCGCGCTTCTGTCCCCGATGAGGTAATTGATCCGGTAGGTGCAGTTGCCGGATGGGTGCAGCATGCCGCCAATCACCCGGTCGGGTTTCAGGACCCGCTCCTGGATCAGACGGTCCAGCACCTTCTGGACGATCCGCGCACTGGGGTTGATGTACTCGAACGGCGCGTAATAAATCTTCACGTCGCCGCTTGCATCCATCAGCAGGCGTGGATCGCGCACCACTGGCGGGCGCGGATCGCAGAGGATCGGCGCAAACTTCTCGATCAGGCTGGATCTCACTATTGCGATGCCCCTTTGAAATTCGTGCAGGTCGCCGCCGTCCCGACAACCACCAGAAGGGACTTCGCTCTGCTCATACCGACATAGAGCAACTCCTCGCTGCGTGCCAAGTCGGTCGTATCCAGGCCCCAGAGGATGACGACCGGCGACTCAAGCCCTTTGAAGCGCTGAATCGTGTCGATCAGGACGGTGTTGCTACCTCGAATGCCCTCCTCGAGCCAGATTGCCGGTTTGGGCAAGGGGAGTCGCCGCAAAGTCGCGTAGTAGTCGGCCTTGCGCAGCGCATCCGCTATCAGGACTGTGATGTCACCGGGAGCTACACCCTGACGAGCAACAAGATCAACAATTCGAGCGTTGATTTTCGCGGCCTGAGCATCTCGACCGGGCGACGCGTCGAATTGGACCTCATCGCCTTCGATATCAGGGGGGCTGACTGGCACCCCTTTGTAGTGCTTGTACGCGGCCAAATGAATCGGCGCGGTGTTCCTGCAGTTCGTCGTCAGCGTGAACGGTTCATCGCGTATCGGAAAGGTGCCTGCGCGCGCATAAATATTCTGGTTGTCGTCATAGAAGACATACAGCGGGCTTTGTTCGTAGTCGGATAGCAGAAGCTCTAGTGGGACCCAGAACTCCTCGCGAAAATCCTGTCCTTCATCACACACGATTGCGTCGTAGCGGTCCGGAAGGACATCAAGGGAGTAGGCGAAAGCATTGGGCAGTTGTACGTCGTAGAGGTCTTTACCCGGGTATGTCACTTTCGCTTCCGTAACGAGATCCCGCCCCGACGCCTGATTTGCTCGCTCGACCTGTCGATGGCAGAGCTGATGGAAGCTCATCACATCCAGATTGCTCGTCCCGGCACACATGCTCGACAGGTGATCGGCCAGTTGTCTGTTGTAGCAAGTGAGCAGGGTTTTGAAACCTTCCGAGGCGAGGCGGCGAGCCTTCTCGAGCGCCAGAACGGTCTTGCCCGTGCCGGCACCGCCACTGACTGCGACCCTTCGGTGAGAGCGCAGGAAATCAAGAACTCGCATCTGGTCCTTTGTGAGAACCAATCTGCGTGCCTCCTGCTCGGCGAGGCGCGACGCCACAAGCGGCGCCACGACGAAAGATCTCGCGAATACCTCGCGAACCACGTCAATGCCACGACGGCCGATGGGGGCGAAGCTCCCCGCGTCGTTACCCCAGTAAGCGAACGCGCTGTCGATCCACGCCTTTGGCTCCAGAAGCGTCTTCGCCGAACCGATCAGTACAGCAGGCATGTCCGGGCGGCTAAGTACGTTCGTGTCGCCAACGTCGGGAAAGAACACAGCGTGGCCGCGAAGCACATTTCCAAGGGAAAGATCGTGCCATCTGGGGTGCTCATTCAGTTTCGATCGAATCGAGTACTTGGCCCTAAGTGCCTGGCCGATCGGATTGTTGATGGGGTGCTTCTGCTGATGGCGGTCTACCGAAAACCACTCGCCGCTGGCTGCGTCAAAACCTACTCCGCCGCCTTTCACCTCAATGCACAGATAGCCGTGATCGGGATGGCAAACCAGGAAGTCGGTTTCCCCATCCTTCGCTTGTTCCTCTTCTCGTCGCAGTATCCACCCGACCTGAAAAAAGACGATGTAATCCTGCGGAAGTTTGTCCCTCAGTGCTCGGTAGACTTTCGCCTCTGCTTGCGATGGTAGGTCATTAAGTTGCGCCTCAGAGAGATCAGGAATCATTGTCGTCATCGGCGTCTTCCACAATGCGCATGCGATGCAAGTTCAGGGTCACGTTAGGCGTCGCTTGAGACTTCCCATCAAACAAGATCGTCAGCAGCTTCGTGTTCCCACGAGACACAACATCGCGAACCGTCCCCGTCCCCATGTCTTGGTGATGAATCCGAACACCAGGCGCAAATAGCGACGAAGGATCTGCTCGCTCCTCAGTCACTGCATCCCGCCAGTTGCCGTCGAACATGAATGACGTGACTTGAGTGGCTGGACTGCGGATGGGGTGAACGCGAATGTGTTCTGGATCAGAAACAAACTCAACTACGTACAGCCAGTAGCGGTCACCGTAATCCTGGGCATTGCTGAACTGGAGCCGTGAAAGACCGACGCCGGTCTGGTTCCACTCACCGTTGACGCCTTTTACTTCGATGAACCGATCCTCGCCAGTAACCGGGTTGCGACTGATGATGTCGTACCCGGGATGCGTTTGTGCCATCTGCTCCGCGACGCGGCCCCGCTCCTTCTCATAGGCGCACACGGCGCTGCGGGCCACAACTTCGACGGCCAGGTTGTGCTCCGATGGATTGTCCTGGTCCTCCGTTTCCGATTCGTCCTCTTGCTTCTGCCGAACATAGGAAAGCAGGCGTCGATCCCACTGTTCTTTGTGCTTGGGACGGGATTTCTTCGCGCGCCGCTCGCCTTCACCGGGGCCTTTGTTGCTACCGGCGCCAGTTGCGGAACCATTCCGTTCGGTGGCGCCCCGGCGTGGGCCGCCGGATTCCGCCCCACGCTCGGGTCGCTCTGCTGACTCTCCTCCCGGCGGGGGCGTTGACGTATCGGGGTGCTGATTTCCGGGTTTGCCTCCAGGAGCGACGCCGGCCTGTTCGCCAGAACTATCAACGGAGGTAGATGGCGCCCCGGTTTCCTCGTGGTTGTCTGGCTCCGCTATGCCGCCCATCTCATCGAGGTCCGGCGACGTCAGGTCTTCCGTGTTCCCGCTCCCAGCCTCTGCATCTAGATAGGGAATGCCGGCATCACTCAATTCACGATGTGCTTCTTCTACCGCCATCCCCATGAGAGGACGCACGCTTAGGGTCAGCTTGGAGATTTCGCTGCCTGACTCCTCCGGCATCAACTGATGGAAAAGCGCATTAAGGACGTGTGCCCAACTCCGGTCGCCCACTGGACGGGCGAGAATCAAACGCCCGTTCTCGATATCGTAGAACGCCTGCGCCGAGGTGGGAGGCGCGAATGCTTGATCCCCTCCAACATGCACAGACGCTTGAATGCGGACAACGTCATGGCTGACAGCCTTCATCTCCGAAAGAGCGCTCCGAATCTTCTTTCTGACCGTTGTTGGCTTGTCATGAAGCAAACGGGCGAGGATGTCCATCCTGTCCATCAGTTTTTCGGCGAGCTGGGTTTCGTCGGCTTGCGGACCATCGACGAATTCGAGTGCAACCTGCGCGCTTTCACTCAGCCGTCTGACACCGACCTCTTCCACGAATGACCAAAGCTCAGGGACGGGTTTGCACAAGGCTTGGTCGAGTTCTCCGCCAAAGAATCCAGCATGCCACTCGCTGTCCTGGAGCAAGACTTCGTCTGGATGAGTGAGCTGGCCCCGCAAGTTCAAGACGGTTGGCGCCTCTTGCAGACGTTGCAGGTCAGATGGGGTCAGCTCCTCATGTTCATGGGCGGTAGCAACGCTGGCCAGGCAAACGTCATAGACCGCGCGTCTGGACCTGTCAGTGGCTTGGACTGCTCGAAATACTCGCCGACGATGTCCAGCAGTATGTCAACGAAGTCGCGACCACCTGGTGCATTCTTTACCCCGATTGCATCGAAGAGCGGCTTGAAGGACTCGTAGTTTCCGGGGATCGTGTATGCATAGCGGCCGAGTTGTTGCGGCACCCAGTACAACTGATTCGGACGAACGAACGTCTTTTGGCTCTCGACGTAGATGCACCGTGAGCCAGCGAGTGCCGCAATGAGCGGGTCTGATCGTTGAGCGCGCTCGTTCAACACCTGATACGTCGAGACGTGGGGCTGCACGCCCGCCGTGACGCAGTGCTGTAGATGGGCGATGACGAGCCGGGTCTCCGGGTTGATGGAAACATCAAGCTCCTCCAACAACTCGGTTTTCAGTCGTGCCGTAGTTCGGAAGTCAAGGATGTTGGCTTGAGATCGGAAAGCGTCGGCACGGTAAGGCGCATAGAGAGAATCTGCTGTGTGCCACTCTTCGGAATCCCCATCTGCGGGGAAACAGGCGGCTCGCCGAAGATCCGCGATGGCATCCTGAACGACCTTCTTCTCTTTCCAATCGTCGTAGTTGTCACACAGGACATAGAACGCCTCGCTGCTCGCACGCTTTGCGTCCTCGGTCGGCAGGTACTGCTCGGCAATGGACAGCATGCGATCGACAAGGTGTCTGGCGATCGGCGACCGTCGGATTCCCAGGCTGTCGATGAACGTGTGTACTGATCGCGTATTGGGAATGCGGCTGGCGTCCAGCCAGAGGTGGAGTGCGTCTCCAAGAACCTTCACAAGGTCGTCAGCGCGGCGGTACGTGTTGACCGGGCGCGACCAGCCTCCATCCTGCGTGGGCACGATCGGAAGTGATCCCAGCAACCGACGAATGTCATCGTCGTTTACAAGCGCAGGGTGATTGGCGAGCTCGCTGATGAGTCGTGTGTACTTGGTTGCGTCCAGCGGGCCGTCGTCGTCGAAAAACGTCGGTAGCACGGTCTGCACGAACGCCTCGATCGTCTGCGTCTGTACCGCCAGCTTTGTCGATAGGAATTCCCGGGCTGATTCGGTGAGAACGGATGTGTCCAGCAAATCCGCCTGACCGGTCGGGTCGGTAAAGTTTCCTGGCAGAAGCGCTTGATTGGCCTTGACCAACCCACGGCTCGACTTCCAGATGGGCAGGCCGCGTAGCTGCTGATAGACCGTCTTTTCTCCGGCGCCCTGGTGGTCGAGGTCTGCGAACAACGAGTACAGGTCGCGCAGGTCCTTCTGCTCGACGCCAATGACGTCTTCAACCGGCTCGGTGCTGCACATCGAACTGATGTGCGATACCACCACGCCAAGGTCGAGGAGTTTTATCAGCCGGGTGATCTTGGGGAACCCCGAAAGAAGACGGGAGGCGATCGCGAGCTTGGGTAGCAGGACCGCAATGCGATCAGCTTCCAGCGCGACCGGTGCGGCATAGGACTGATTGATGGTTACCGCGAACAGGTCCTCGGTGACCACAAACGGCAAACCCAGCAGGCGTTGCACGGATGGGTTTGTACTCGGATTCGCCGCCCCCGCCTCAGGCAGTAGGTCGTTGATGATGCTCCACAGGGGCCGATAGAAATGCTCCAGCTTCTGTTCGTCGACCTCCGTAGCTCCTGCCACCTGCTGAGCCATCGCCGATGCCAACAGCGCAACCAGCCGTTCGAGGGTCAGAATCGGGGCCCCCAGTTGGTTCATCGCCGTTTGAAATGGTCGCAGGTCTTCCGCAACGAGCCTGCCCCCGACCTCCAGCAGTGCCTTTGCCTGGTGTTCATTCAGAGGGCTGCGAGGCAGGAATACGCCGCTGGGACGCTGAAGACTGCCGTCCTGTGCCACCGCAATATGTGCTCGTGGTGCGGTGGCCTTCAGTTGTTCCCAAAAGTGCTTGAAACACAGCGGATGACCTGACGGCTTGGAGGAGAGGTCGTATGCCCGGCCAAGGATCTGCCACAACTGGTTGGGGCCGACCATTTTCAGCAGGCCTTCTGGGTCTCGGGCCAGCTCAGCCGCTGCGGCATCGATGAGCATCTCGTTCCAAGCCTGCTCATGCTGGTGCCCTGCAAATATCACCGCTTTGCGATCAGACTCGGGGAAGAAGTCTGCGTTGATATGCAGGGGAAGCCCAGTCAACTGTTCGGTGGGCAAGAATGCGTAGAGAAAGCCCTCGGACAGCGGCTCCGGATCAATTCGCAGTCCTATGCTTATCTTGGTGCTTCGATGAAGTGTCTCCAGCCTGGGATGCGTCGCGTAGAGACTCTGAGCGGCATCCGCTGCGTCAGCGCGAAGGATGTGCCAGTGCTCAACTTCGCCGCTTGGCCTGAAGCTGACGATGAGATCCGAGCCTTCGCTTCTATCGAGGTCGCAGGCCAGCAGGAGTTGTCCATTTCGCCGCACCTCAGCCTTTCGGACATGGCGAAGAAACAGCAGGCTCTTGCGTAGAACAGTCTGGAAGTCGTCTGCGAGCTGATCGATGTGGGCGGGGCTGACGTGCGAGACCCCGAGCGCCAGCCGCGCCTCAGTATTGGGATCGCTCGCCCAAGGCAGAAAGAAAGACGTGCCGTTTGGTTCTTCGAACGCCTCGATGAACCATTGCCCTCGCTCGGGGTAGAGCGCCAGCTTGATGCCTGACGAGCGGATCTCGGGATGGTCTGTAACCTGGTAGGTAGAGACGAAGCCGATGCCAAAGCGACCAATATTTTCGCCACGTGAGAGTTTCCCGCCGCTGCCGACATCGGTTATGCGGTGGTAATCACATTTGTAGTTGCCCTCAGCAAGAGACGCACAAGGCTTATCCAGATCGCCGCAGTACGTGAACTGGCCGCTGTTGCGCACCAGCAAGCCGGTGTCCGTGATGTCGAATACGATCTCCTCGGCTTTCGCGTCATCCGCATTCTGGATGAGCTCCAACGCCATCACGTCGTAGCCCTGCAGTCCCGCTAGGTGGCTCCGGATGTTGCCGAGGAGGTTGGCGGTGTATGAGCCGCTTAACCTGGGTTGGGCTGCCTGATCCATTCGTGCTCCCGGGGTCATTAAGGGCGGTCTTTCAGGTGGCCGCCTGCGCCCCGCTCAGCCTGAAACCGGGTCGTTGGCTTGATCATCCGATGCCCTACCATTTATCTGTTCAAATATGCACAAGTTTGCCGTATCCTTGCCAAGATTACCATCACAACTGGTGCAAGCCGCTAGAGCGGGTTAGGACGCGATGAAAGACGAGACTGGCGAAATATTCACGCTCGACGACGTGGCTGCCTACCTCAAGGTGGGCAAGCGAACTGTCTATCGCTTGGCCGCAGCCAAGAAGATCCCGGCGTTCAAGGTAGGTGGCACTTGGCGGTTCTCACGGGCGGACATCGACGCATGGATCAAGCAGCAGTCGATGGAAGGCCTCGACACCGGACGTGAAGATGATGGCGTGGCCAAGGGCCAATCGAATGATGGGGGGCGAAAGTAATGCTGGGACTGACTCTACGAGAAGAATTTCGGGGCAAGCGCCTCAAAGGGACAGCCATTGAGCTCTCCAACGACACGAACACCGGCGCGACCCAGATCGCCGCCAAGGAGTTCCTGGAGATCACGTACCCCACCCACGACCTGCTGAAGGGGATCGAGGCCGTTGGCCCGAACCAGGGGCGTCCGGTGGTGGTGATCGGTGAGCGTGGCCTCGGTAAGTCGCACTTGATGGCCGCGCTGTACCACGCAGTGAACGACGCCACCTCCACGGGCGCTTGGCTGAACTCCTGGGCCACGACGCTGGGTGATCCGCAGATTGGCAAGATTGCGCTGCGCAGCGGGATGCTGGTGATCGGCGAGAGCCTGCACCGCCAGCGCTACAAGTTCCTGTGGGATCTGCTGTTCGAAAGGCATCCGCACGGCGATTACATCAAGGGCAAGTGGGAAGGCATGGGGGCAGCCAAGACCGACATCCCATCCGACAAACTGATCCTCGAGCTGTTGCAGCACACGCCGACCATGCTGCTGCTCGACGAATTCCAGACCTGGTACGACGGACTGACCAACACCAAACAGTACCCCTGGAAGAACTGGGCGTTCAACTTCATCCAGATCCTGTCCGAGATCGCCAAGGAGCGTCCGGACTTGCTGGTGCTGGTGATCTCGGTACGCAACGGTGGCAGCGATGCCTACCAGCAGGTGCATCGTGTCAATCCGGTCGCCATCGACTTCAAGGCTGGCGGCAACGCCGAGCGCATCCAGCAGGATCGCCGACGCATGCTGTTGCACCGTCTGTTCGACAACCGGCTTCAGATCGCGCCGGCCAGCATCGAGACGCTGGTCGCCAAGCACGTCTCCGAGTATTTCCGTCTGCTGGACGTCCCGTCGTCCGAGCAGGAGCGCAAGCGCAAGGAGTTTGTCGAGTCATGGCCCTACGCACCGCACTTGCTGCGGTTGCTCGAAGAACAGGTGCTGATCGCCACCGACGCGCAGGAAACGCGCGACATGATTCGCATCCTGGCCAATCTATACAAGAGTCGCGGCGAGTCTGCCCCGGTACTCACGGCGGCGGACTTCCGCCTGGACGATGACACCTCAGGCATCGGTGCACTGCTCGACTCGGTGTCGAACGAGCATCACCGCTCGCTGCGGGCCAAAGCCCAGCAGAACATCATCTCGGTCACCGAAGCCGTACCCAATCACGCCAGCCTGTCACCGCACCTGCAAGAGGTTGTGGGCGCGTTGTGGCTGCGCTCGATCGCGGTCGGCAATCTTGCCGGCGCTGAGCCCGCCACCCTGCAGGCCGACATCACGCGCGACAAGCCCGTCGATGACAACGCCTTCCAGGTTGAGCTGGCAACCATTGTCGAGAACAGCTTCAACATCCACCAGGATGGCCCGCGTCTGGTCTTCCGCGAGGAAGAGAACCCGCAGGCCAAGCTGATGGCCTGTGCGCGCAACGACAAGCTCTTCTCCGACGGTTCCGATCTGGCGCAACTGGCTAAGGAAGTCCGCTACGTCATCGGTGGCACTGAGGAGGTAGCGAAAACCTTCCGTGTAATCGCGCTGCCGAAATCCTGGCTGACGGACCCGTGGACGGCGCTCGATGAATCCGAGCAGCCCGAGCGCTGGGACGATCGCCTGCCGATCCTGGTATTGCCGGAAGAACCGGACAACCTCGATCAACGCCTCGGCCGTTGGATTAAGGATCACCTGCAGAAACGCCGCAACACGATCCGTTTCCTGCTGCCGCGCTCCGGCTCGTCCAATGCATTCCAGGACCGCGACCTGCTGGTCTTGGCCCGCGCCGAAATGAAGGCGCAGGAATGGAGCGGCCAGAGCCCCGAGTACAAGAAGCTCCACACGAAGTACCAGGGCGAACTGCGTGACATCCTGAAGAAGCGCTTCGACCGCTTCGCCGTGTTGCATCGCTGGAACTTTGCCGATCCAGCCCAGTGCAAGTTCAGCGTCGAGAGTTTGAAGAAGCAAGGCGCACAGATCCCCGAGGGCATCGAAGAAGCGCTGATCAACGATCTCTTCGTGCCCGAGGATTTTGAGGACCTCGTACTCGAAGCGGCGGCCGACAACTCGGCGGTCGGCAAGCTGCTCCGCGAGCTGCAGGAGCCGCGCCCTGCGGGCCAGGACTGCATCCCCTGGCTTGGCGAAACCTCGATGAAGGAGCGCATCCTGCGGCTCTGCGCGCGGGGCAGGATCGCCATCAACCTGCGTGGCCTCGAGTACCTGCAGGCTCAGCCGGGCGAAGACGAGGACACAGCGTGGAAGCGCTTGCGTCCCAAGCTCTCTTACACCGGCCGGCAGCTCGACGAAGTGTTCCTGATGGAACCCTCCGCTGTGCCGACCACCGGAGGCAGCACGCCTCCCGTACCGCCGCCCCCTGGTGGAACTGGTGGTCTGTTCGGTGGTGGAGCAACGCCGACGCCGCCGGGCGTGAATGAGCCCCCAGCAGGCGGGCAGCCCACGCCCGTTCCGGGCGGTGGTGGGATCTTCGGCGGTGGCGCGTCAGGTGGTAGCAAGCCTCGGATCGCACTCAATAACCCGCCGACCTCGCCTTTGAACCTCATCGGCAAGCTCGAAGGCTGGGGCATTGGCCCTGCAACGCCGGTCGCGGAAGTTTCGATCAAGGTGTCCGCTGCCACCGGAGCCCAACTCAAGGAGCTGCTCAAGAAGCTGCCCGACGGCATGACCTTTGAGCTCAGCCTTGAGAAGGAGGACGACTGATGGCACTGGACGCCGGTGTACTGCACAACCTGACCAAGGGGTCGGCCGCCGATGCCTGGCGGGTCATCATCGATAAAGCTGTCGAGATTGCGTCCAAGCCACTGGCTGCAGGTAACGCACCCAGCGAAGTCACCAAACGCGATCGCGAGATCGGCGCGCTCGACCACTTTCTGTCGTCCAGCGGATGGGATCTCTGGCAAACGTTCGGCCAGCCAGAAATCAGCGGCGTTGAACGCACCTCGGATCGCTTGGCGCGCTGGTGGAGCGAGCCCTACAGCGCCAAGGCAGTGCTGATCCTCGACGGCCTTTCACTGCGCGAATTGCCGTGGCTGATTCAGGGCGCCAAGGAACGCGGCTTCACCCTGCACGAGGTCACGGCTAACGCCTCCGAACTGCCCGGCGAAACCAATGAATTCGCCCAGGCGCTGGGCTTTGGTAGCCGCAGCCAGTTGCAAAACAATGGCGGCGGCCTTGCCCATCGCCTGCAACCGACGCAAACCGAGTGTGTCGACATGCCCTGGAAGGACTGCGAGGGGCTGATCAACGGCACGCCGGGCGCGAAAAACTGGGTGTTCTGGCACCACTGGCCCGACAGCAAGGTGCATGACGGATCGGGTGCGGGCCAAGGCCTCGACATGCTGACCCGCGATGCCGCCGACCAACTCGGCAGCGATGACTTCTGGGCTTTCGTCGAGCGCCTGGCCACCGGGCGCCGGCTGGTCATCACCTCGGATCACGGCTACGCAGCTACCGGCTACTTCCCGGATGCGGATGGCGAGGTCGGCCAGTTCCTCAAGAAAACCTTCGCCAGCGGGCGCAGCAAGGCAGGCACGGGTGAGACTGGACCGTTTGTGCCGCCCGTGGCACTACAAATCAACAGCCCGCACGGCGCTCACCTCCTGGCCCTTGGCCGCTGGAAGTGGAAGAGCCAGGGCGGCTATCCGACGCTGACGCATGGCGGCCTCTCACTACTCGAAGTGTTGTCGCCCTTCGTCGAGCTCACAAAATAAGGAACGCCCGGTATGGCAACAAAAAAAGAACTGCTCGCACAAGAAGTTGCTAAAGCCGTAGGCGCTGGCAAGACGGTCGCCATGGAAACCGTCGATTTCAACGACCCGAACCGCCCCAAGACTTGCTTGGAGGTCGACTTCCCGATCCTGCCCGTCAATCAGGTGGCGATCATTGAAGGCAACGCGGGCAAGCCGATTTACCAGATGTCGAAGTGGTGGGCACGGCGCCGTTCCAGCGTGTTCCGCTCGATGTTGATCGCGGCAGCGACCAAAGCCCCTGAAGACAAATCACATGCCGCCAAGCTGGTCTGGGACAACTACTACGCCAACCACCAGAAGAAAGGCGCGTTCAAGCATTTGAAGGTGGCCGACATCTTCATGGGCGGTGGCACCACGCTGGTTGAAGGCTCCCGCCTCGGCATGCAGATGATCGGCAACGACCTCAATCCGGTCGCGTGGTTTGTGGTCAAGCAGGAATTGGCCGATGTCGATCTGGAGGAGGTAAAGCGCCTGCTCGCCGACATCGAGGCCGAGGTCAAGCCGCAGATCATGCCGTACTACTACTGCGATGGTCCGAACGGCGAGAAAGGAACGTGGACGCACGTGCCGACCAAGAAGATGATGCCCACCGATTTCGATCCGCTGACGATCCCGCGTGACGAACGCAAGGATTACCGCTACGAAGGTCCGGAAATCATCTACACCTTCTGGGCCAAGCACGGTCCCTGTCAGGTGACCGGCTGCGGCCATCGCACGCCAATCATGTCCAGCCCGGTGATGGCGGTGAAGACCATCAGCGTGAAGCACTGGGAGCATTCGTGCAGCAAGTGTGGCGGCGAGTTCCACGTCGAGGAAGACGCGGCGCGCATGGCCCCTGATTCGCCACTGTACGTCGCGCCGGATGAATACCCGTTCTCCGTGCTCGACCGCAAGAAAGGCGTTGTTTGCCCGCATTGCGGCCACACTGCCATGGTCAATCTCGGCAAGGGTAAGAACAAAAAGGTGGAGCTCACCTTACTTGTCCATCCGCAATGGCTGGCTGGTTCTCCCAAGCAGGATAGTAAGGGCCAAGCGTATGGCGGCTCGGCACAAGATGACGCTAGGTCAAGCGCTCGCTGGAATCAGGAACGGGCCGCAAAGATTCGCCTTCTGGAAGTGCGTGGCACCTTGCCAGAGGAAGTGACCTGCCCGGAAACCAAGGTGACCTTCAAGTCGGACGTTGGCACTGTCCCCAAGCGCTCCAACTACGCCTGCGCGGCCTGTGGAACGGTGCAGGATGTGCTGGCCACTGTTAAGGCCAGTGGCAAGACGGGGCCGATGGCTGCCTACGCCATTCAGGGCTACGCACCCAAGCGCGATGCGGCGGGCAAGCCTTACAGCGGACGCTTCTTTGCTGCTCACGACGCAGCGTACGCCAAGAAATATGACGCTGCGTTTGCGGAATGGGAGGCGCGCAAAGAGGCCGACCTGAAAGACTACTGGCCGCGCAGCGCAATTCCAATTGGCGCTGAAATCGGGCCACACGATGTAGAAGGGCATCACCATTCTCACTGGTGGACGATGTTCAATCCTCGCCAGTTGCTGGTTCATGCGGAACTTCTCAAGGCCATCGCTAAGGTGGGGGCCTACGATTGGAAAGTTCGGGAGTATGTCCTTGGGGCATTCCAACAGTATCTGCGTAACCAGTGCATGTTCAGCTTCTGGAATTCCCAACGAGATACGCCAGAGCCAGCGTTTGCAGACAAGGGATTCCAGCCCAAACACCTGGTAATTGAAAATTGCGTATTTCCGAAACTTGGGCGTGGCAACTGGGCATCCAGTGTGGAGGGAATAATCGAAGGCCGCGACTGGGCCAGACATCCCTGGGAAGCTGTCAGCGCTGAAGGGCTGAAGCGCAGGGATGCTGCATTAGCGGGAAATATTAGTGGGAAGAGCGAAAAGGTTTTCCCGGGGGACCCCGTGCATGAGTCAGAGGTGTTCTGTGGATCATCCACAGAACTGGTTCAGCTTGCAGACAGTTGCCTCGACCTGGTTATTACTGACCCCCCATTCGGGGATCTGATCCAGTATTCCGAACTCTCAGATTTCTTCTACGTCTGGCTCCGGCTCGGCCTGAAGGATAAATATCCAGACGTCTTCAGCAGTGTCTATTCGCCGAAATCGCTTGAAGCCGTTGCCAATAGGTTTCGTGAGCCAGAAGACCCAAATGCCTTCTACAAGCGGCTGCTTACGCAGTGCTGGCGTGAGGCGTATCGCCTTCTGAAACCGGGCGGCATCCTCGCATTCACCTTCCACCACAGCGAGGACGAACCATGGGTAGCGGTGCTGGAATCGCTGTTCGACGCGGGCTACTACCTCGAGGCAACCTATCCGATTCGCGCTGACGAAACCAAGGGCGACAACGCAGAATTCGGCGCTCAGAAGATCGAGTACGACATCATCCACGTCTGCCGTAAGCGCACCGAGGAGCCGAAGTCGGTGAGCTGGGGTCGGATGCGTCGCGAGGTGATGGCCGATGTGCGCCAGTTGCAGGCCATGCTGGAAAACCACGCCAAGGAAGGTCTGCCCGCCGCCGATCTCCAGGTGATCCGGCGCGGCAAGGCGCTGGAGTATTTCTCCCGCCACTACGGCAAGGTGTACGTGGACGAGGGGCGCGCTATCTCGGTCAAGGATGCGCTGGTGGGTATCAACCAGCTGATCGACGAAGACGCTGACAAGGGCAAGGAGGTGCCGCCGGTCACTGCCGAGCCGATGTCGCGACAGTTCCTGCGCACCTTTGACAGCAAGACGGAAATCGCCCGCGACCAGCTGCAGAAATTTCTTCGCGGCTCGATCACCACACCGGATGAATTTGTGCAACGCGGCTGGTGCTCGGAGAAGAACAAAGTGTTCACGCTGGTTGATCCGCTCGACTTTGCCCGCGACTGGCAGGGCAAGCACAAGCGCAAGCTCACCTCCGACCTCGATCAGGCACTGGTGTTGATTGGCGCCTGCTTCGACGGCAGCGGCATCAATGCGGCGGACACATTGAAGAACGAAAACTTCAAACCGCACCCCGCCTTGAAGGCGCTGTTGGAATGGCTGGGCAGGCGTGGCGCGACGCAGCAGACCCGTAACGCCGCATCCCGCGCGCTGTCCATTTACAACAACTGGGCCGCCTCGCATCAGCAGCAGGTGCAGCAGATGGCACTGTTCTTCGACGAGGCGTAGCCATGAAGATTTTGCAGGGAGATGTCTGGAAGCGTCGTGGCGTGAGCCTGCTGTGGGGTGGTGAGGCCCTGTCGGTGCTGGTGCAACCGCAGCAGGTGGTCTCGATCCGCCAGTTTTTCGCGATGGTCGGCCAATGGCCCGACGATCTGCCCTGCAACGACGGCAATACGCTGGTGGTGGCGGGGCTGGAAGGCTGCGTCGATCTGATGGACCCGATCGAGGGCGAAGCGTGGATGAAGTCCGACCTGCTGCCGGCGGTGCTCGCCTTCCAGGACGAGTACAGCCTGGAGGCCGCCCTGGTGTTCTGGCTGCCCACCGGCAAGAACCGAGTGAAGATGAACCGCGCCACCGAAGCCTATTCGTGGGTGTGCTCGGCCCCGCACAGCAATCAGCACCTCGACCTCGGGCGCATCCTGTGGGCGGGCGCTGAAGCCGACGTCGGCCGCATCATCGATCCCGATTGCACCAATAGCGACCCGGACGGCCCGGGGTGGATCGGCCTGCACCACCCGAGGCTGTCCTGATGGTGGTTGACGAAGTCTTCTCCCCCGGCGAGCGGATCACCCATCACGAGTACGGCCAGGGGGTTGTTCTCGACGCAGCGCGCGACGGATATCTGCGCGCATTCTTTGGCGTTGGCGAGCGCCGTGTCCCTGTGGGTTCGATCCGCCGGGAGCTATCACGCACGGAGCGCATCCTGCGTGCGGTGGATGGTGGCACGGATCGAGCGCGCAAGGCGTGGCTGTCGTACGAGGCCCATGCGTTGCCAGTGATGGAAAGCGCGTCGGCGCTGACCTCCGCCAAAATCGACTTGCTCCCGCACCAGGTGGTGCTGACCCACCGCATTGCCACCGCGTCGCCGCGACGCTATCTGATCGCAGACGAGGTCGGGCTGGGCAAGACCATCGAAACTGCGCTCATCCTGCGGGAATTGGCCAGTCGTGGCGAACTCAAGCGAGCGCTGATGGTGGTGCCTGCCGGGCTCGTGAACAACTGGCACCGCGAACTCAATGAGGTCTTCAACCTCGACTTCGAGGTGTTCGGCTCGGAGGGCGACATCACCGACCGCAAGACCAATGCCTTCGCCAAGCACGACCGCCTGATCGCCAGCATCGACACCCTGAAGCGCCCGGCGCGTATCAAGCGTCTGCTGGATGCGCCGCGTTGGGATCTGGTGGTGTTCGACGAAGCCCACCACCTGACCGCCTACCGCACCGGCGGCAAGGTCAGAAAGACCGAGAACTACAAGCTGGCCGAGGCGCTGAAGGACCATTCGCGCGACCTGCTGCTGCTGTCGGCTACGCCGCACCAGGGCAACCACTTCCAGTTCTGGATGCTGGCACAGCTGCTGAATCCGACGCTGTTTGGCAGCCCGGAAGAGATGTTGGAGCACCGGCACAGGCTCAACACGGTGATGTACCGGCGCACGAAGGCGGATGCCTGCCAGCCGGATGGATCGCCGCTTTTTGCGCGGCGCTGGGTACACACCGAGTCCTTCCTCATGAACGAGGAGGAGCGTCGGTTCTACGAGAAGCTGCGCGAGTACCTGGAAGACGGTTTCAATCTGGCGCGTCGCCAGGGGGGCAAAGGTCAGGCGCTCGGCTTCCTGATGGCGATCTTCCAGAAGATCGCAGCCTCGAGTTTCGCTGCCGTGCGTCGCACCCTCAAGCGCCGCCTGCTGATGCTGACCCTGCACGAGGCCTTGCTGCGCGACAAAGACCTCGATATCGAGGGCCGAGAGCGTCTGATGGAGGAAGCCCGTGAGTTGATTCACGAGGAGTTCGGCCTGCCGCGCGATGCCATCGGTCGCAGCGAGGTGGATCGTGTACTCGCTGATCTCAAATACAGGCTCGTTAAAAAGCTGGATGAGGAAGCGCTGGAGCTGGCCTCAGACCCTTACGGCAGCGAATACGGAGCCGTCCACGCGGAAGAAGCCGCATCGGCAGTGGTGGAGCTGCACCTGCCTGAAGAACGTCTGCGCATCGGCGATCTGCTCAAGGTCTTCCCGCAGCATCGGGAGACAAAGGCGCAGAAGCTGCTCGACGGCCTCGGCATCTTGTGGCGGCAGAACCCGAACGAAAAGATTGTGGTGTTCGCCACCTACCTAGGCACGGTGGACCTGATCGCTCGGGAGATTGACCAGACCTTCCCAGGTCAGGGCGTGGTGGTGCTGCGTGGTGGCGATCACGGCGCCAAGGTGGCAGCAGAGCGCCGGTTCCGTCAGAAGGACGGCCCGCGCGTGCTGGTCTGTACCGCAGCCGGGCGCGAAGGCATCAACCTGCAGTTCGCGCGCATCCTGTTCAATTTCGACCTGCCGTGGAATCCGATGGACGTGGAGCAGCGCATCGGCCGCATCCACCGCTACGGGCAGAACCATACGGCGCAGGTCTACAACCTGGTGCTGTCGGATACCATCGAGGGACGGATCTTCCTGCTGCTCGATGAGAAGCTCACCGAGATCGCCAGGACGGTGGGCAAAGTCGATGACCAAGGGAACGTCGCCGAAGATCTGCGGGCACAGATCCTTGGCCAGTTGTCCGAACGGCTCAACTACGACCGGCTGTACCAAGAAGCATTGTCCGATCCCGAGCTGAAACGCACCCAGGTCGAGCTTGAGGCGGCTCTGTCGAATTCGCGCGAGGCCCGGCAGGTGGTGTTCGACCTGTTCCAGGACCTGGAGGGTTTCAGTCTTGATGACTACAAGCCCTTTGCCGACGTGTCGTCGAGCCTGGACCGACTGGTGCGCTTCCTTGCTGCTGCTGTAGCCGACCGCCAGCAGAAGCTGATCAAGATCGACAACGAAACCTATGACCTGGTGTCCGTCGATGGCGTGCGCCGCGCCCGATTCACCCTTAGCCGGGATGCGGCCACCAGCCACGACGATCTGGAGCTGATGGGTTTGGATCACCCCTTGGTGCAGGAGGAGCTTGGCCGCTGGCGTAGTGTGCCGCCAGAGGAAATCGGTATTGCCGTTACCGGGGACATGGATACGCCGGTGTTGCTGTCGCTGTGGATGGTTGAGGCATCAGCAGGCAACGGAGAGCGTCGCGTCGTCGTTCAGCCAATCGCCGTGAAACAGGATGGCACACGCGTTCCGGCGGTGGAGCGTCAGTGCGAACGCTACCTGCAGGCGCCCGCCACGACACCGAGATTCTTGCCGGAGCAGCGAATCGAAATGTTCACCCGCGCGGTGGAGCCAACGCTCCAGCGAGAGCTGAAGCACAAAGGGGCTGCGAACGGTGATGGCAGCTACTCGGCGGAATTGATCGGTTACGTCGAGATCGTCGCACAAGCACCTGAGGCCGCAACGCAGTAGAGAGAAGAAGACAAGGACACGAGCATGGCCCGCATAGAAAACCACAAATACAGCATCGAGGAGGCATTCAGGGAGTGCTTCTACATCGTCCCGGACTACCAGCGCGAATACGTCTGGACGGACAAGGAAGTGCACCAGCTCCTTGAGGACATCAATGAGCAGATCGATGCTGGTTCGACGCGGGAGTACTTCATCGGCACTGTGCTGGTGTCGCCGACCGATCAGAAGAACCACTATGAGGTGATCGACGGCCAGCAGCGTCTGACAACCTTCTTCTTGCTGCTCTGCGCCTTGAAGCATGTGTTTCAGGGTGAGCCACAGAGACAGGTCGTCAGCGGCCTGATCTCGACCAGTTACACCGACAGCGACGGCGAGACAAGAACCAGTCTGAAGCTGGAGCCGCGTTACGAGAACGCCGGCGAAGTCATGGCCAAACTGGTGGAGCTGGACGCAGATCCACAAGCCGTGCGAGCTGGAATCCAGGCTTCCGGGATAGCGAGCTTTGGGTCGCTGGAAAACCTTGTCAGTGCCTATGGCACGCTCTATCGGTACTTGAAGGACAACTATGACGACGCGCCCAAGCTGAAGAAGTATTGGGGCTATCTGGCCAACAACGTCGTGTTCATCCAGATTTCTACCGATGTGAGCAGCGCGTTGAAGATCTTCGAGACCATCAACGAGCGCGGCGTCGGTCTGAACCCGATGGATTTGCTGAAGAATCTGCTGTTCACCCAGGTTAAGCAGACGCAGTTCACCCAGCTCAAGGATGAGTGGAAGAAGATCACCAAGCCGCTGGAGAAGGAAAAAGAAAAGCCGCTGCGGTTTCTGCGCTACTTCCTGATGGCCAACTACGTCATCAAGAACGACCGTGGTGATGCCGTGGTGCGGGAGGATGAGATCTACGACTGGTTTGTCGACAAGGAAAACGCGGCGCTGTGCGACTACGCGAACAAACCATTTGAGTTTGTGCGGAAGGTCATTCGTAGCGTCGAGCACTACCTCGCCTTTGGCAATGGCCTCGGCAACGACGGCAAACCGAGCCTTGCGATGGACAGCCTTAAACGACTGGCTGGTGGCGCGTTCAGCTTGCACTACGTATTGATGCTGGCAGCTGCTGCCTTGCCCAAGCCGCTCTTCGATCACTTTGTCACCCAGCTCGAGAGCTTTCTGTTCTATTACATCTTTACCAAGACGCCGACCAAGGATCTGGAGCGGAATTTTTCGCTATGGGCCGACGAGCTGAGGACGATTGCAGCGGTCACCGATCCGGTGAAGCAGCGCGCAGCGCTCAACGCATTTGTGGCGGACCGATTTGAGAGCAACATGGCAGCTAAATCGCCGGAGCTGTCAGATGCGCTGAAACGCTTCTCGCTGTACACGATGCAGCAATACCGGACGCGCTACCTGCTGGCGCGGCTGACCCAGCATGTCGACATGGCATTCAGCGGCGTGAAATCGCCCGGCAGCTTGGAGCCATACACCAGCCTTGAAATCGAGCACATTCTGCCGGACACGCCAACCGCAGAGCTGCGGCAAAAGTGGGCGACTGAAAATCCGACTGCCGTCTATGACGACTACAAGAACCGGCTGGGTAATCTGACCCTGTTGGAGAAGCCAATCAATATCGTTGCAGGGAATGACTTTTACGCGGCTAAGCAGGCCGAGTACCGCAAGAGCAGCAACTACCTCACGCGCAGCTTGGTCGAGCTGACGAGTGTTGGGCAGAACACGTCCATTTCCAGGATCAACGAGAAATTGGAGGCGTTCCCCGTGTGGGATGCCGCATCGATCGAAAAGCGACACGGCATGCTTATGGCGCTCGCTCGTGATGTTTGGAAAACGACGCCTATCGAGATCTGACGAGGGAGCGCAATCACGATGTCGAATCCCAACACACCTACGCCGATGTGCGCCGACTGCAATGCATTGGTGGGCGCTTCGCGCAGTACCAAGCCGCACGCGAATCTTCAGTACAAGGATGGCCGGCAGGTCTCTTCGATGATGGGGCCCGCTGACGAGGCCTACTACCGCTGCACAGTCTGCGGCCATGAATGGCTGCACGAGACGGGTTCGTGCGGTATGGGGTGGGTGGCGTAACAACCGCATCAGCCGCTGAGCAGTGCTACTTCGGCCTCCCGCCGCGTAACCAATCCCGGCAGAATCTTTCCGCCACCATAGACCCATCGGCGCAGTTCACGGGCTGCGCTTGACCAGTCCCGCTGATTGATCCGTCGCCTCAGGGTCGATGTCTGAAGCCGCCCCGCCCCGAGGTTGAAGGTGAAGTCGACGATGGCCGCGAGCCGCTCCTCTGGCTCGGTTGCAAGCACAGGGCAATAGCGAAGCGTGGCGGTGAGTGCTGTGCGCAGGTCCTGACGCAAGTACATCTCGCCTTCTTCCTCGTTGATCGGTGGATGGTCTGGCTTGCACAAACGGCCGTAGCCGATCGTCCAGTAGCCGGCCGGGCAGATATAGGGATGGGCCCGGCGCAGCGGATCTGACCTCGGAATTCGATGGAATCCCTCGAAGCGCTTGGCCAGGGCGATGGCTGCCTGGGGAATCTGGGTCATGGCCTCACCCGGTCGAACACGCGCCCGATGAACCAGAAGTTCAGCACCCCGGCCCACAGCGCTTGGTCGGCTTCGGTCCATGCGTGGAGGATGGCAACACCCCAGTCGGCACCGCCTTCAATAGCGGCAACGAAGGCGGCCGTCTTGGCTGCGCAGTACAGCGCCATGAACCAATAAGTGATGACTGGGCGGACGCTGCTTGAGAGGGCATCGGCCCATCGGACGCCACTTTTCTCGCCTTGGGTGCGAACAGCTTCGCGCAGCGTTTCGATTGCGCCCACGTTCCACGCCGCATCGGCTCCGGCGCCGATTTCGTGCATACGCTGCGCACCGCGTAGCTTCTCGAATTCGAGCGCCTTGTCCTGCATCGACAGTTCGTGGCCGCGTTCTCCCTTGCGGTCGAGCCACTTGAGCAGCTCAGGTGCCAGGCGAAACGCGCCGCCGAGCAGACCACCAAGAAGAGTCTCGATCATTGGCCACCTCCGAACACCTTGAACTTGATGAGGGCGCCTGCCACCAACGCCAGCAGGAATCCGGTGGTGACCATCTTGATGACGGTCTGCCAGGCGGTGTGCTTGGCGGTGTTGAAGGCATCGAGCAGGCCGCGCAGTTCGCGGATGTCGTGGGCGGCGTCGTCACCGTCTAAGCCAACGTCGGCCAGGGCACGTTTGGCGCCGCGTTCGGCGGCGCGATCCAGAAGGTCTTCGAAGTCCTCCTTGCGCAGGAGGAGCATGTTGTCGACCAGTGCGGGTTTTTGTGGGTCAGTCATAGGGCGGGCTCCAGAAATGCAAAACCCGCCACTCGGGCGGGTTTTCGGGGTTCAGGGGAAAGCGATCAGATGGCGATGCCGGGACTCCAGCCGGTGGCCTTGTAGGCCGAGAGCACTGCCTCGTCCTCGATGAAGCAGAGCCAACCGACTTTAGGGATGTGGTATTCCCAGACGCCCGCGATGCGCGCCGCGATCTGATCGGTCTTGCCGCTCCAGACGCCGGTTGCGCCAGCGGGAATGAGGTAACGGTCGCCGTTAACAGGGCTGGCAGGTGGTGTGGCCAGATCGCGGTCTTTGACCGACAGGCTGACGACGGCGCCCAGTCGCTTCAGGTTGGCATCCATGCCGGCGCCCCAGCCGCTTTCGCCGAGCGTCCAGCCGTAGTTGAGTCCCAGGTTCGGGTCAGTGATTGCGGGCATCAGATGCCTCCGTAGTACTTGTCATAGTGAAGTCCGTAGCCGGCACGCTCGAAGGCGATCGAGTGCTTCTGCAGGCTGATCACGCCCGAGCGGTTGGATTCGAGCTCGATGCGCAGCGCAGCGTTGGGTCGGCCAAGGCCGGAATCAGCGGTGTCGTCGGCCAAGGTGTAGGTCTGGCTGGCGCCGGTCAGGCCGGAGTAGGTGCGGCGCAGGCTGCCCGCTTCCCCGTAGATGCGCAGCGTGTACGTCACGCTGGCTTCAGGGCCGATGTTGCCGTTGGTCTGGGGCACCAGGCTCACCGTCTGGCTCAGCCGGTCCCGGTGCGCCCAGGAGATGACCAGGTCACCCTTGGCAATCGCCGGGTAGGCAACGTTGTTGATCTTCACATTGCCGGGCGGGTACGGCCGGTTTTGCCGGCGGTTCATGGCCAGGGAATCGGTTGGCGCCGATGCCAGCGCCAGCGTGCCTTTTCCGGTCACGGTGAGTAGTCGCGCGTTGACCGTTTCGCCAGCGGCGTACTCGGTCGGATCGACGCCCTGCGCGCCATCGGCGAACCAGATCCGGCTGCCGGCTGCGTGGCTGGTTGGCACGGTATCCATGACGCTACGGGTCAGGGTCAGGCTCTGCGTGGTCGTATTGATGGCCGTGACCAGGACGACCTCGTCGTTGATGTAGGCATAGCTCCCGGTTGCGACCAGATCGATGTCGAGTTCGCCGCTGTAGGTCGTCGTGCTGGTCACCTCTTGCGCAAGGCTGGTGGCGAGAACCGCCGTGGGGCAGAACTCGCCTTGGCCGCGCTGGTTGTAGGTCGTGGCCGAGTTCGTCTTGCTGTACAGGTCGTAGTTCAGCGCCCCTGGCGCGGGGCGGCGCCCAGGGTCTGCAGGAAACAGTCGGTGGCATCGAGGTAGGCGAGCTCGGATGCAGACAGTGCGCGGGCCACGTCCCAGTACGGCGCTTCGACCAGACGCCGTGGTGTGGTCGCGGATGGCGCTGGCACCGGGTCGGTCCAGCCGGTGGGCTGGGATGCGGTGTAGACCGCTGACGGCAGGCCGAACACATCCTCGACAGCGTCGATGCTGATGGCGCCGTTGGTGAGTGACCCGCCATCGACGCCGGCGATACGCATCACCAGACCGGCGATCCCGAGCGCAGGCCACTCCAGCTTGAAGACATCGCCCGGGTACAAATTCCAGGCCTTGCGGTTCACCTTGAGCCGCACCTTGGCGAGCGGCGTGGATACGGATGCCAGATCGCGCATCGCGACGCGGGCGGCGAGGTTATCCGAGGTGATGCCGGGGTAACGGCGAGTTTGCGACACCACGGCGCCCTGAGCCTGGATATTGGCCAGGTCCTGGACCGCGATGCTGGTCTCCTTGAACGTGTCCGGCTTGGTGTAGATGAGCACGATCTCGTTGGTCGTCTCGCCCCAAGCAGCGCGCTGAAAGCTCTCCAGCTCGATGACGTTGTCCGGATTCAGGATGGGGAGCGTCGCTACGGTGTAGTCCGCCCGCACCAGCTTCAGGACGAAGCGTCCCGTCGACGGTGACGTCGTGAGCACACCGCCGATGTGGTCCATCACCTCTTTGACGAACTGCTCGATCTTGCTCTGCTGCAGCCAGATCATGTTGAGCCCGAAGCCTTCGTTGGACAGCACATCAGCCGCCGCACGAAACGAGGCATCGTCGATGCTGGCCGTTGGATATCCCATGCCCCAGGCGGCATTCGTCAGGCATTCGTAGACGATGTGCGCCGGGTTAGCCGCGCCGTTGATCTCCGCCTTTGCTGAGTACCAGTCGCGGAAGCAGCGTTTGACGCGGACGGCCCACGGCTTGATGTAGGGATTGTTGGCGGCGATGTAGAGCTGGCGCAGGATCAGGCTGAGCACACCGCGATAAGCAGGTTGAGGGGAGCCGATCTTTGACGCGAGGTAATCATTCGGCGTCTGTGCCGCCTGGCCGAACGCAGCATCGATGGCGCCGGAAATGCCGCCTTCGCGCTTTTCGCCACCGAACAGCTCGGGCATGTTCACCGTGATCCGGCCGCTGGCGGTGAGGTTGCCGCTCCATGCCTGGCGCTCGCCGACCTGGATCTCGGTGATGGCATCGACCGGCCCGTGACAGATCGCCAGATGCATCCCCAGGTAGTAGCGGTAGCCGACCGTCTGCGACTTGCTGCTACCGCCCATCGTTCACCTCGAGGCCAATACGTGCGCGGGCGGCGGCAACCACGTCTTCGGCCATGCTGTCCCCGGTTGCCAACAGCAGTGGCGCAGGCAAGCCCTGGTCGATGAATTGGCTCCAGTCGAGCTGGTGCCGCGCGAACCACTCCCGCGCGCCGCGATTGCAGTAACCCAGGCTGCGCATGTCGCCGTGGGTCACCAGGATGTCGGTCATTTCTTTCCACCTTTCGATTTAATCGGTGTGGTGCGCAGATCGCCGTACCACACCACGTTGGCGCTCTTCACCAGCACTGTGCCGAACACGACGGGCACCGGGCGACCCTCATCGGCAGTCGGCGCATCGAAGTCTTTGAGTTCAGCAGCCTGGGGTTGCGGCGGTTTTGGCTGGAGCGCGTACTGGATCAGTGCGGTGACGATCCAGACGATGATTTGTGCCCAGGGCATACCGTCTACTCAGTAAATGGGGCTGCCGCCGAAGGGGTTCTTCGTCGGGATGAATGGGAAGCCGCCGAAATTGGCGCTGTTGCCAAACTTGGCCGCACAGGTCGCGAGAGTCCGGTCGCAACCGGGATACAGGTAGATCGTGTCGCCCACGGTGAGTCCAGGCGGCACGGCCGACAGCGTGATGACGTCCAGGTTGTGGGCAACGATCATTCGTTTCTCGGTGATGCCGTTGGCCGCCCAAGTGGCAAAACCGCCAGCGAAATGACCCGTGGCGTATCCGGCCGCAGACGGCACGCTCAGCAAGACTCCGGCGACGGACACCACGGTGCCTGGCACGCGATAGATCACCGCACTGGCCTGGCAAGACGTGCCGTAGAGCACATGCGGGCAATTGCGTTGGTAGAGGCGGCGCAAGCCGGTGCGCTGCAGGCTGGTGTAGACCGGCTCACAGTTGAGCTCGACCTCGGAACCGCGCCATTCGACGTTCAAGACGCGTCCCATCCACACCGCGACGGTTTCTGGATCATTCCGGTGCTGGCGATAGATGGTGAGCAAGGTCACCTCCGATGGCGGCGTTGCGATGAATGCCTGAGCAATCTCGACATCACGAGCCAGCGTGATCCGCAGGCCGGACCTCCCGATCTCGCCGGTCTGCTCGATGCTGCCGCGCTTCATCGGCACGGCCACATAGGCATAGGTGGCGTAGCTCGCGTCCTGCGCGCCGCTCGTATAGCGCCACGTAGAACCGCCACGGCGAAACTCGTACAGTTCGACCGGACTGCTGGCGTCCGTGGATACTTCTCTGCTGGCGTAGGTCATGTGTCATCCCGAATGCTTCTGACGGAGATCGATACCTCCGCCGTGTCGTCTGTCTGATGGGCGATCTCGATGGCATCGCTGTCCAAGCGCACCAGCTTCATGAACGACACATAGCGGATCTGTTCGGGAAGTAGCGCCGCGCCCACCACGCTATCGATGGCGATGCTCTCAGTGCTTGGCGAAAGCGCCGTGGCACCGGTGATGCGCCGGTAGTAGCGACTGCCGGATGTCGTTGCGATCAGGATGTCGCGCCGCCCGATGGCGGCTGGCACATTGGTGGCGTAGGCGCGGTTCTCCACCGTGATGGCCGAATCAAAGGCCCGATCGGGCTCACCACCTTTAAGTCGGATTGAAAGCTGGGCATCCAGAATGCCGTCAGCCTGCCGGCGCGGGCGGCCAGCCATGAGCGGAACGCAGTGATCGCGGCACGCCCAGTGATCAGCCACCGATGCGTCCGGCGAACCGTGCCAACACCGGAAAGATCGTCGATGACGCGTCGGCCCGTCAGAAAATCCAGTTCATTCAGCTTGCGGGCGTAGTCTGTATCGACGTCCTCGGTCCAGTTGGTGGCGGTGAGCAAGACGGGGTAGCCCCGGTAGTCCAATGTCTCTGTGGCTGCTGGAAGCAACCACTCGTCCTCAAACTTGAAGCGCAGCGTGGCTTGGCCGATGGCATCGCTCAGGTAGGTCAGTCCAAGGTCGTTCTGAACTCGGGCGGGCCGCACAGGCAGGATCTTGGTACCGACCGGCCAGGTAGAGTCCAGCGGGCTCTTGATCGTCAGTGACGTCGGCAGGACCGCCGTGATCTCGGCAAACTCCGACTCCATGCCCAGAACCAGTCCAACCAAACCGCCCACGGCAAAGTCCCGATTCGCGGTCGTCACGGCAATGGAGGTCGAGCCGGCTGGGATCGGTCCTGCCGCCAGCGCGACGTCGGTCCAGAGCGGTAGGCCAAAGACGCGCGCCTGCCATGACAGCAGCAGGTTTTCCATCTTCACCCGTTCAGTGTCGGAGCCGACCAAGGCGCTGTACTCAAAGCTGCGCCTTGCACCGGCACGCAAGCGCACGCGCTGCTCGAATCCGGCATGGGACTCCATCACATCCGTGAGCCATTCCAGCCGCTCGATGACCGGTTGCACCCAGTTCGGCGCAAAGATCCATCCGACGATACGGCGTCCGGTTGCGAGCAAAGCGGCATCGTCGAAAGCGAATGCGAACAGAAACGTCGCGTTCACGGTTGGCGGACCATTCGGCGTGACCGCGAGCGTATAGAGCCGCGATTCATTGGCGGCAAACACAGTGGGCGCGGGTGCCGGCCCGATCAGCGTCATGCCTTCTGCGCCGGTGGCGGTCAGGGACGCTAAGGTGTTCGGGGTCAGCCGTGCGTTCCAGACCTCGATCGTGCGGCTCTGCTCCGAGGCCAGACTGCCGAGGTTGATGCGCCCGGGCAGCAAATGCACCCGGAAGTAGTAATCCTCGAAGTAGCTCGGTACCTGGATGCCGGTCAGCGCCCGCTGCGCAGGAACCGTGATGTTGGTTGCGTAGCTTCGCGCTCCATTCTCCGCCCTTGGCGAATCGCTGGCGGTGTACGGATAGATGGCGGCAACCTGATACCCGTCGATGCTCAGGAGCGGGTTCAGTGAGCCAGCCTGGGCGCGATCGAGCACCATGCCTGTCAAGACCGGCATGTCATAACTCTCGGTTGAGGTAAAACGGGAAGATCAGGGACCGTCGTAGCGCACAGCCATCGCGATGGTCCCGGAGTGAGTCGCGCCGTTGTATGGCGATGCGGCGCGACTCGCGGTGTTCTTGCGATACACAGGTGCAATGAACCAGCGCTCGGACCCAAGCGTGAGGATCTGCCCGTCGTCGATGTTGTCGTTGCGCGTCATCCGTAGATGCGGCAGTTCCGCGACGTGCGACCAGAAACTAGAGGGCTGCAACGCCATGATGTGGATGCGCGTAAGCACAGCTTCGCCGTTCCAGTTATTGGGCTGGGTCAGCAGCAACGTTGGTACTGCAATGGTGGCGCGCGCGTTGTTCGGATTCGCCGTGGAGACGCCCACGGGGTTGTTCCACCAGCCGTGACCGTTGAAGTTCAGGTAGATCGAACTGTTCTGGACGCCTGTGGTGTCGTTGGACTGCCAGAAAGGTGCGCCAGAGGTGTTGCCGCCACCGCTGCCGGTGCTGCCATTGGAGTCGATCGCCACGCCCGCACCGGTACTGATATCAGACGTCGCAGTACCCCAGTGCCAGATGGCGTTGCCGAGCACACCAAAGCTGCGGGCTTGGCCAAGCGACAGCCATTGCCACCACATCACCTGATAGTTCACGGCCACGATGATGTCGTCCGGCGCCGTGTGGACGAAGATGTGGTACGTCACCGGATAACTCAGCAGCGTATTACCGGCTTGACCCAGCCGGTTGGTGATTCCGACCATCTTTGCCGCTGGCGTGATCAGCGTGGCGCCGGAGTAGCCGAGCGCCGCCTGTACCAAGAGGTTCAAGCCGCTGACAGTGAGGCGGCCATAGATGTCCCCTTTGTAAAGCATGCTGTTGCTGGAGTCCCAGGACCAACCGTTGTCGGTTCCGGCAGTGACTACAGCATTGAGCAGATCGCTGGCGCTGTTGGCCAGCCCAGTGACGTAGGGCATCAGGAGAGCTCCAGTGCGATGTAGTCGCCAAAGGACGTGCGGCCAACGTCCTGGATAACCACATAGTTCTTACCGTCGATGACGAGCGTGTTCTCGACGACGTTGTCGAAGCCGGTGATGTGGAAGATCCCGTCCAGCGCGCCGTAAATGTTTCCTGAGTCGTAGAGCATTACCGGGTAGAGCGCGTAGGTGGTTTCTGCCGGCCGGCAGGCGTTGGCCATCGTCGTTTGGCCCCAGGGCGTAGCGAGCGGCGCTTTCCAGGTGCCGTCGTTGAAATGCATCCGCAGGTTGTTGCGATTACCTTTCCACGGCATCGTGTGGGTCGTTTCGGAGTAGCGCGTGGCGGAGGCGCTGGTCAGCATTCCGGCCGCAAACAGCGGCTGGGGATATTGGCCCGGAGATGCGTAGGGGAAGAACTTGCCTATCCCGAAAGATTCGTACACCGGCGTGCCGACCTTCATTGCTACGTTTAGCCGCTGCCCGTTGACGGATAGCCAGTAGTCGATGCGCTGGTTATGGGCAGGCACGCCGAGAACCGGCGAGATGCCCGGCTGGGTCAGGAACGAGTTGGCAGCGACATAGCCCTTCATGGTCGCCACCGCCAGGTTGTAGTAGTCCGCGTTGCTGTCCTGGTAGCAGTAGACGCCGCAGAAGATCTGCTCGGTGCCCGATAGGCCGGGCGCCATCATCAGCAGTTCCCGGTTCGTGATGGCCGTGTCGTAGCGGAGAATGGTCCAACCCTCGGCCAGACAGACGTCCCGGATCGTTTCGAGCATCTTGTAATGGGCGAGCATCGTCGAGTTGTCGACGAAGCCGGTGTAGGCCGTCATGTCTTTGGTCCTTGCGGGATTCGGTGTATCGGTCAGCTCAATACCTGCCGCACGGCGCCGGCGTTGCGCTGCAGGATGTTGAGGATGGTTTTTTCGCCTGAGGAGGAGTTCAGGTAATCGGCGGCCATCGCTGGGTCGATGACATTGACGATGCGCACTGACTGGCCCGGGGCCTGCGCCGGGGCGGCTTCGGGCACCAGACCGCCGGCGGCAAATGCCAGCGTCGGGCCTGCCACTCTCGGTCCGGCTGAGATGCCGTTGATCGACTGCAGAAAAGCCACACCGACACGCTTCACGGCTGCGGCGTTGACCACGTACTCGCCGGCGGAAAGGCGTGCCGGGATCGAGTCGCTGGTAGATGTGCCCGGACCGGTCACGTAGCCGCCCGTCGCAAATCCCTTGAAGAAGGATGAAACCAGCGCGCCGAAGCCTCCGGTGCCGCCCGCCCCACCGCCGCCGAACAAACTCCCGAATAGGGATTCGGCGAGCTTCTGCGAGGCAATGCGGTTGATCGCCGCCAGCACGGACCTCGCGAAATCGGCGAAAGCGTCCTTCGCAGACTTGGCGCCGCTGCCGATGGCCTCGAACATCTGGGCGAACCCATCCTGGACCGTGCCGTCGATGGCCACAGCCACGTCGTCCACCACCAGCTTGACCTGGGCGATCTCGTTCTTCCATGCCTGAACGCGCGCCAAAGCGTCAGGACCGATCGCCGTGGCGCTGGCCTCGAGCTGGGGCAGCAGAGATTCCAGGGTCGCCCCGGTTTCCCGGTGCAGGGCCAGGATCTGTGCGCGTGCCTGCGACTCGGTCAGCAGGCCCGATTGGCGCTGCAGATTGATGGATTCCTCGGTGGCCCGCATGCGGCTGAGCGCGTCATTGAACTGGCGTTCATAGGTGGCCAGATCCGCTGCCGCAACCTTCACGTCGATCAGGCGCGCGACAGTGGCCACACCCTCGGTGTCGCCCTCGGCTCGGAGGCGCTCGATGAGTGACTGGTACTGGCGCTCGACCGCAGCACGACGGTCCTGACCGGTTGCAGCACCGGTGAGATCGAGCAACTCCTCCCGAACGCGGGCCAGTTCATCACGCAAGGAACGCTCGGCGTCGGCGGCCTTGCGCGCGTTGGCGACCTCGACATCGGCCCGCTTGTTGTTGAGCACGATGAGGTCGGCCTCGATCTTGGCCACCTCGGCACGGGCCTTGATCCGTGCGCCTTCGTCAGCACCGGACGCCGCGATGCGCTTCTGCTCGGCCAGCAAGGTCTGCGTGCGTGCGATCTCGGCGTCGATCTCGCGCGTTTCCAGGGCGGTTTTGGCGGCGTAGTAGTCCGCCAGCGAGATCAGCCGCCCGTCGAGCGCCTCGTCCAGGCTGCGCGACTGCCGGTCCAGCACGTCCTTGAGCAACTTGAGCTCGGCATCGGCCTGTGCCTTGGCCAGTGCCAGTCGTGCCGCCCCGTTGTCCCCGGTGGCCCGTCCTGGTGTGCGCAGACGATCGATCAGACTGGGGTCCGCAACGATCGCCGGTGCCCGCACCTCGACCGGCTTTGGGTCGAAGAGGCTGTCGCGGAATTCGGCGAGTTCGTCCAACCGCTGGACCAGACTGCCCTTGAGTTCCGTGATGATGGCTTTCGCGCCGGACACATTGCCGGACAAGGCTTCGACGGCGGCTGCCATGCCTGCCCCGATGGCTTCACCCAGCGCCACGAATGCCTTGCCTACGGTGGCGGCACCGAGCGCCAGGGTTTTGAGCACCAGCACCACGCCGTCCAGGATGGCGCGCAGCGAGCCACCTTGTTTCGCCGACTCCACCATCCCGTTGGCCATGTCGTTCATGGCCGGCAGGAATGCTTCGATCACTCGGTTGCCGATGCTGGTGATCGCCAGTCGCACCTTGGCGAGCGAGTCGTTGAACACCTCGGCCTGTGCAGCGGTGTCGCCACCAATCTGCACGCCCAGGGCTTGCAACTCCGTCGTCAGCGCCTCGACGCCATCACGCCCCTGGTTGAGGAACGGGATGAGGTCGGCGCCCGATTTGCCGAAGAGATCCACCGCGAGCGCGGTCTTCTGGGCACCATCGGGCATTGCCTTGAAGCGGTCGGTCAGGTCGAGCAGGACCTGATCCGTCGCGCGCAACGTTCCGTCCTGGTTCTGAATGGAGACGCCGACCGCAGCGAATCCTCGCGCTGCCTCGTCCGATCCGGTGGCCGCATCCAGCATGCGGGTGGCGAGCTTGCGCAAGCCACCTTCGAACTTTTCTCCCGAGACGCCGGCGAGATCCGCGACTGGGATCAGGGTGGACAGCGACTCGACAGTGATCCCGACCCGCTGCGACAGCTTGGACAGCGAGTCCGCCGAGTCGAGCGAGGCCTTGACCATCGCGCCGAGACCGGCCGCCGATACGGCAAGGCCGAGCGTGCCGAGCAATCCATTGATGGATCGCGCCGCGTTGCCCAGGTCACCCAGATTGCGCTTGATGGAATCGAAGGCGCCACGGGTCTGGTCGACGGCGGTGATCAGCAGTTGTGCGCGGTTGTTGGCCATCAGGATTTCGCCAGTTCTTTCTGAATTGCGCCTGCCAAACGCGGCAGGGACCGCTGGACAGCGCCGGTCAGGTCCAGCCGCCGCTTGAGGGAGACGGACTTGACCAGCACGGCGATCGGAATCTCCTGGCCGCGTTTGATCTGTTTGGCGCCAGTGCGAGCGCGCTCGGCCCGCTTGAAGCGGGTGAGTTGGGAGGCGTTCTCGCGGATGTTCTCGGCCATCAAGATGACCTTGCCGTTCTTCTCGACGAAGAACGCGTTGCCTGATCGCAGCAAGCCATCGACCACTGCCTTGAAGCGCTTAGGCCCGATCCGTCCAGGAAGCAGCGGGATCAGCAGATTGCCGGAGACCGTGCCGCCTTTTTCGTGCAAACCCAGCCAGGGGATCTTGCTGCCCACCAGCAAGGCCGGCAGGCGATCGGTCTTCTTGTCCAGCACCTTGGCCTGCATCGAGGAGACGAAGCTGTTGCGCTTGACGTTGAACGCACCGCGCATCTGTGTGCGTGCCGCGTCGCGTACTTCGCGGCCACCGGATTGCATACCGCGCTTGAGCGCCGCCCGGATGGCATCGCGGCGCTCGGTGGACCAGGCATTGAATTGCCGAGCATCGAACAGTCCTGATGCGGTCAGATCAATCTTCACGATCGAGCTCCCGCTGTAGCCGTTCGATGGATCGCTTGTCGCCTTGGCTGGCCACCGCCGTCACCCCAAGAAGCAGACTGGCGTGCTCACGGTCACGATGCATTTCGGCATCGAGAAACGCAGTCATCTGCGCGAGCGTGTAGTCCAGGACATCCGGCAGCCGGTGTCCGGCATGGATCAAACGGTGGATGGCGTGAGCCCAGCCAAGGGACCGCTCATTTGTGCGTTGATCCGGGCGGCGGCGTGCTGGATCGTCGGCACCACCCGCTGCACGAAAAAATCCGCATTCACCTCAAACAAGGCGGCGGCCAGTCGGATGGCGTCGTCCATCGCCAGCCCTGCGACCCACTCTTGGGGACGGCGTGAGGCCACGGCGATTGCCGTGATCAGAGCGTCGCCGTGGTCCGCCAGCAGCGCCAGCCAGTCCGGATCGCCGTCGACCAATCGGTGCGCGAAGGGCCGAACCGCAGCGAGCAGAGCCGGGATCTCGCCGATGCGAATGGGCGTGATCGCCAGCGCGACCTCCGCAATCTCCAAGGTCAGCGGGGTGGGCGGAAACGCGTCGAAGCCGTTCATCACGCACCTCACAGCAGCACAATGCGGCCGAACTGGCCGAGATCGCCAGCGGCAGGCTTCAGTGTGTCGGCCAGTACCTGGCCCGAGAGCTCGAACTTGAGCAGTTCGTCGGTGATGACCGAGAGCTCTTTGGCCGGATTGATTGCCACGCGGTAGAGATCGATCACGACTTCGCGGTTGCCGTCCGCCGTATTCAGTCCCTCGAAGCGTACCCAGCGCTCGGGCAGTGGCTGGGTGAACATCGCTGTGCTCTGCGCCGCGCCGTAGGCATAGTCCACCTTGAACGGCTCCACGTAGGGGCCGCCGGTGGTCTTGTCGTTGATCGCCAGCGAACCGTGCTTGGCGTTGAGGGTGTACTGGCCTGCCGGAAGCGTCTTGGGGGTGGCGGTTGAATCCTTGACCACCACGGTCGAGACGTTCTGCTTGGCCAGCAGGTAGAGACTGCCCAAGGTGACGGGGTTAGGCAGCACCTCGGCGGTCACCGTGCCGCTGACCTGGTCGGTGGTCGTGCCGTACAACGCCAAGCCCAGGTTGACCGCGATCAGCTCTTCCAGCGTGCAGGCGAACTCGCCCTTCTTGGTCTTGATCAGCTGCAGGTCGGTCAGGCGTTGGCCGCTGGTGGATTCCTGGTGCTCCAGGGTCTCCACCGAGAGAGAGACTTTGAGCTCGGGCACATTGCCCACGTAGTTCAAGCCCTGTGGCTTGCCGGTGATGTCGCGGGCGCCGATGTAAACGCGCCCCTGTCCAGAGAAGTAAGGCATGGTCAGTCTCCCTTGCGTGCAGTGGGTTGAGGTTTGCCGATCGGCTCATCAATTCCGTCGGTGGCTTTGGCGACGCCGGCGTCGATCAGCCAGCGGGCAGCGGCCTCGTCGAGGACGAGCAGATCGCCCGGTGCGAAGCTGACGCCGGCATGGGTATGGGGTTTTAGTAGTTCGATGTTCATGTCGGGCTATCCAGTGCGTGTCAGATCAAGTGCGTGGGTGCGGTAGCGGATCTCGTAACGAGCAGGCAGCGCCACGGCTCCGGCGTCGGCGTCCTCCGGGTCCCACTCGCAATCCACCTCGCGCAGGGCCAGCGCCAGACCGCCAAGGTTGGTGTCGCTCATCAATGCCGCGTGGGCGGCGACGACGGCCAGATCGGCTTGATCGAAGGCATCGTCCCCACGAGCCACGGCTACCAAACGCAACATCAGCAGCCGGTCGACGAGGTTGTTGGCATGCGCGGTGATGCTGTCGCCTTCGGCAAATAACAGCAGCGCGGGGCTGGACTCGCGCGCCACCGGTACGGTCGGAAACCGCAGTACCGGCGTGGGCGCCACCCCGGCAGTAAGGCGCGCAACGACCTCCCGCAAGATGCGCTCGCGGATGGAGTTCATGAGCGGGAGTCCTCAGAGTCGAGAGAGTGAAGCGCGCCGTTCGCTGCCGTCGCCGATGCTGCGGATGTCGCGGACGCGATAGGTGTTGCCAGCGATGGACACGGTGTCACCTGTCGCCAGGCTCGGCAGTACCGAGGCTGGAAAGCGGATCGTGTAATCGGCAGAGAGGGCAAGCCCGTCGAGTACGGTCTCGTCTGGGGAGCGGAAATCGACGGCGATGGCGTGGCCATCGATTTCCGCGTCCACCAGCAAGCCAGACCGCCCAGCGGCCTCATAGAATTCCTCGATGCGCACCATCACACCGTCAGCTTCACGAGCACACCAGGGCGGTGGCACATGGGCAACGGATTCGACTGGGTATGCAGGTCGGTGCCACGATCGAACTTGCGCGGCTCCTGCTTGGCATAGAGCGTCTGCCCGATGGTGTTGACCGTCTCGTTGAAGTCAGCCGGCGCGAAGTAGGTACCGAAGGTATCCACCGTGCCCAGCGGGAAGGCATGGGCCTCGCCAGCCGCGATAAAGCGACGGGTGGTGCCGGTGGGATCGGTTGCCTGCCCGCGATACTCCTCGAAGGTGATGCCGGCGTAGGTGAAGCCCCGGCGCACGTCGTTGATCAGGATGGCACCCTGCTGCCAGTTCTCGAACGCTTTCTCGACCTTGGCATGGCCGGTCAGGGCGGCGAAGAATTCGGGCGAGCACAGGCAGTGCACTCCGGTCATGAATTCGCCCTTGAGGTTGTCTTCGATCGCGGCCAGGGTCGCGAGGCATTTCGCCTTCACATTGGTGCCGGCATTGCCGAGGTCATAGGCGATGGTCTGCGGCGTGATGTCGAACTCGTCGAACAGGTCATACAGCACGGAGCCATCGGCATCCAGGATGACGCCCTTGAGCGCGCCCATGCGCAGGTGCTCCAGCGTGATCGCGTGCTTGTTGCGCATCGTCTCCAGATGGCGCGCGATGACGCCCGCGACGGCTTCCGTTTCAGTTTCCGAGCCAAAGGCGCGGATGCCCTGAACCTCTTCCGGCAGGACGACGTCGTCGTGCGGGATGTGCGGGATGACGAACGAACGCAGGGTGCGCTTGCCGCGTACGCCCACCGTGCCCGGGGCACCCGGCGGCAGTGTGGGCAGCAGGTTCAGTACACCGTTCATCTCCTCGACGATGACTTGTCGCTGGCGCACCGGCTTGGCCGGCATCAGGCCGAGATCCTCGATGCGGCCATACCGGTTGGGGAGAATGTTGATGGCCGCCGTGAGCGCCGCCATCGAGAACGCGGGATTGGTAAAGGGGTTCTGCATGGTTGTCTCCTAATTCAGGCGGCGGTTCGGACGAGGACGCCACGCGCTTCGATCTGAGCGATCGCAGTGGCCTTCTCGGTAGGGGTGATGGCGACCGGCCACACCAGGGCATGGCTGGCGACGATGGCGTGGCGGGAGATCAGCAGCGCGTCTTCCCGGTCGATCAGGGTCGCGTCCACGTCAGCGGCGAGCACGCCGACCGCGTTCTCAGTGCCATCGGTGGCGGCCGGGTCGAGCGCTTTCAGCTTGCCGGTCGTACTGTCGCGGCCGACGATGGCGCCGAGCTGCAGGTTTTGACCGGCAGCAACCGTGGCCAGGTCACGTGAATAGAGATTTGGCGCCTCGTACTTGAGGAGATCACCGAGGTTGTTGGTTTCCTGAATGGCAGACATGGCTTACTCCTTCGTGGCGAGTTTCTTGACGGCGGCAACGACCGGGCTGCTCTCCGGCCGCACGGTGGTTCCCGCATCGGCGGTGATGTGCGACGCGATCTCTGGCTGTTCAGCGCGAGCCTCGAGCAGTGCGCGGCGGACTTGGGCCTCGTTCATCCCGGATGCGAGGAATTCCGCTGTGCGCTGTGGCGTGCCTGCGATCAGGCAGATCTCGGCAATGGCTTGTGCCTCGATCCGGCCTTTGGCGTGCGCACCGACGAGCGATGCAGACACGGGCGGAGTAGCGGGTTCTTGCGCTGGGGTCTCTGCCGGGTCTGGCGTGGTCTCCGGCTCGGATTCGTCCAGAGGGGGCTGCTGTTCGTGATCGGTCATGGTTTTCTCCAAATGAGACTGTTGTTGGCTTGAATCTGCGGGCGAGCGTTCCGTGAAGCAGGCGAGGCACGGGCGAGCGGGCCGCGCTTCGCGGCGCCCGTA